ATGTTTGTTTGTTTGTTTACGATAATCTTCATTCTATGAGTAACTCCGTTGATGAAATTGCTACGCCCACTCTTGCACCACCATCTATGATCGCGTCATCAGCCACATTTGTAACATTTCCATTCACATCACAATAATAAACCGCAGCAGGAGTTAAACCAGTAAAGTTATCCTGAACATTAAATCTGACCCTGTAATCTACGGATGCGGCTGCGGAAGCACTTGTATCTGCGATCCCGACAAGAGAATCAAAGTTAGTGCCAGCCTGCTTTAACATAGATATGTTTCTTACTTGACCATTTACCCATGAAAAATATCCAAATTTCTTGTCGTAATATTGATCTCCCTGGTCTGTAAAGTTTCTCGGGTTCTGCGTTCCTGTTGTCTCGCTCCCTGCGAGAGACTGAGCGACATTCGATGAAGTCCAAGCACCTGTTGCTATGTCTTCCAATATAGTCAGACACATAGCGTTACTGCCGGCATCTTTCCCCAATACAATCATTTTTTCATCTCTGGGAGAATAAGATATATTGGTTGTCCCATCTACAAAATCTACTTGTTGACCAGTAATGCTAGTAATGTTTGCAACTGTCGTTACATCATAAAGAGATGACGTTGCGTTCCAGGTGACCATTGCCACTTTTAACTGGCCTTGTGTATAACCGATCATCCATCTATCACTATCAGTTGTTCTGCCAGCAGTACAATCATCTATATTTGTTTGTGTATCAATTACCTGCTTTGTGCTTCTAGTGTTCCCGGTTCTTGTTGTAACGTATTGCAACGTACAGCGATCACTGTTGTTGTCATCAACGTAAATCCAGACGATCCAATCATTAGTGGGGTCATAAAAAACACCAGCCATCTTACTGGTCATTTGATTCCTATCAGTTCCCCAAGAAATTTCACTCCCAAAAGAAACAACCCCAGCGCTAGTGACTTGAACCAGCCTAGAGTGCTCAGCAGAACCATCCTGATATTCTATTACGAATTGATCATAGGTATTTGTTGCGTCTTTTCCTATGTCATAAAAACCAAACGACTCGCCAGTGCTAGAGCTTATTCGCTGCACCGCGCCTATTGTCGGGCTAGTTGTTATTGAAGACACATCAATAGTTTGTAAATCAATATCTACGTTCTCGTAAACGACAAGGCAAATTTCTGAAGTCTCCACATAACGGAGTTGAACATGGCGGTTAAGGGTTGACGTTCTAGTAAAAATAACGAATTCAGATCCTTTTTCCCAAACCCCAGATTCATTCTTTGTTATAAATCTACCTTCAACATAATAAGTAACGCCATCGTTATAAAGACCCACCTCTAAAAAAGCATCCAGAGTTTTTATATAAGCAATTGCGCTATCATTAAAACTATGCGCGCCTCCAGAAACAGTATCCTGCGTAGAATATACTTCAGGAGTTAAGTCTCCCTGATACAAGGCAAGATAATCAGAATACTGCGGGGTTTTAATCTGTACTTTTTCAATCTCGCCAGAAGAATTCATAGCGACAACATCGTTCGCAGTAATTGCTTCTGCGGCAGTTGCACTAAGAATTCCTGACACTGAATTTATCTGAGTCTGTATCGGGCTTGTCACTCCATCAACATATCCAAGCTCTGTTGATGTTAGCGTTGCAGGGATGCCGTCTAAGACATTCACTTCCGCTGCCGTAGCGGTAACATCGGTTACCTGGGACAGAGTTATGGAAGTGGCGATCGCAGCAGTATCCTGCCATGCGCTCCCGGTATACACCCGCATGGTAGTGCTGACACTATTGAAATACAGGGCTCCCGTTATTAGCGGATCGCCATCGTTGTCAGTTGTCGGATCAGATGACTTCTCACCCAAATACCTATCATCAAACTCATCATAGGTATTCGCCGCATCTGTTGCACTAGCCGCAGCCGCTGTCGCGCTGTTAGCACTAGCAGTCGCTGATGTAGCACTGTTTGTCGCACTAGTCGCTGATGCTGTCGCAGAGTTTGCTGCATTGGTCTCGGAAGTCGCTGCCGCTGTGGCGCTGTTTGCGCTGTTAGTGGCAGATGTCGCACTGGCAGTTGCAGAGTTGGCTGCATTGGTCTCTGACGTTGCTGCGTTTGTTGCAGACGTTGCCGCTGCTGTAGCACTAGCCGCAGCCGCCGCCGATGTTCCCACCCAATAGCTTGGTGAGCTTGCCGGGATGTTGCCAGTGTTGCTGTTCTGCAGGCTGGTATACAGAATCCCATCAGTACCTACCGCATTCTCATTGAGATCGTAGGTTCTTGTAGACAACCAGGCGAAACTTAAAAGCACCCAGTAAGTTGTCGCGCTCGATGGATTGTTGTTCAGGTTACTGTTCTGGAGGCTCTGGTACTGTTCACCATTGTAGGTAACTACAGCGCCCTCCTGATATGTGATCCCGGAGTTCCACTGAACAGAGTACAGGAGCGTCCAGTATCCTGACGTAGATGTCGGATCGTTGTTCTGGTTACCTGCAACGAGAGATCGGTAGTATTGACCGTCACTACCCAATACCACAGCGTCAGTGCTGTATATCTTCGTAGCGACCCACCCATCACCGAATATGCTTGCAGTAGCACCTACCGGGTCACGGACCAGTATCTGAACATCGTTCTTGTCGGTCAGGATTGCCTTAGCAGTACCGCTGAAGAATATGTTTGGCTGTCTTCCTGCAGCACTCAGGATCACCGGGTTGGTGTTAGCGATCGTCTGGTTGATGTCGCTGTAGGTATCCTTGAGAGTAGTCGTCCCGGTCTCATAGAAATACAGCTTACCGCTTCCAAGCGGATCGCCAGCGTCATCAAAGTATTGTGCGTTTATCTCGCCGAATCTAGCCATTATTCGTTACCTGTATCTAATCGAAGCTCAGCAGAAGCTCTCTCATTGCCCTAATTTGGGATTGCTCGTCCCTGCCCAGAGCTGCCTCTGCGGCTCTTCTAGCCGTTGCCCTTGCAACATTCGCCGCCGCGCCCACTCTACTCTGAGACTGTCCAACAGCTTCACCGATTTGACCCGAAAAGCTAGTTGGAGCCTGAGTGCCAAACATTTTATCAAGCTCTATTGTAAAGGCTGTCTGATTGATCACATCATCATCAAACTCACCGCCATATTTATTCGCAAGAGATTGCATCTCATCTATTGAGTCAAGCAACCGAGCTCTATACTGAGCATTTGATCCAATTCCTCGCAATCTAGTACCCAAAGCCCTGGCAGCACTTGGGCTGTCATAATTAACAGTTCCCATTGCGTCCTTGAAATTATCAAGAGCATTTATGGTTTCAGCATACTGCTGATTAGCAGCCCTGTATCCATCAAAGTTCTCGGTCAAAACTTGATTCAGATCGCGCCTCAATGACTTGACTATGTTTAGCGTTTCGCCCGTCAATGGCTTTTGCAAATTTTGCGTACCATAGGTAACAAGCTCATCAATATATTTCTTCATTTTGTGGATTTCATAGGCGTCTATTCTTCTTCCCTGAGACATCCTTCTCACAATATTCTTCAGAACACCCTCAGCGCCAGAGATACCTGCAATATCCGCAGCAGAGAAATCTAAAGTGAAGTCAGGCTTTATTGTTACGCCAATCTCATCCAGGGCGCTAACAAAGTTATCTACAGCTGGGCCAAAATCGACACGATTTCCTCTTAGGTTATTTCTCGCATAACGACCAATCCGTTGACCTGCCTGCCTGTTTGCTTTCAGCACCGCTTCGTATCGATCCAGCAAAGAGCGACCTGCTACATCTGTGCTTCTATCAAGCATTTTTGATCTGGTGTCTTGACGGCCCCTTTCCATTCTGGTCATAGCCTCAAGCATATTTCTTCTGTCTTGGGGACTAGACTCTCTTATCATTGCTATCAATCCCTCATCCCACCCGCTTCTTATAGCGGTTCTTTGTGGGGGACTGACTACCGCCCTTCTGGTAGGTCTTGGTTCTGGCAATGGTCCCTCTGGTCCAGATATGGTTGAAGGCCCGGTTGGAGTTTCCTCTAACCTATACGGAGCGGTTGTAGCTCTCTCGGCCTGACGGCCTCCAGCTTCTATATCAATTCTCGCCTGTCTTCGAGATGGCATTTCAATGTTTCTTGCCATCTGTCTACCTGCCTGCCTCGTGGTTTCTCCACCACCCCCAACCAAACCAATGTTTGCCAGAGCCTCTATATTTCTTGCGGCTCTTGGGTATTCCTGAGCAAATTGCTGATATTGCTCCATCCCTGAGCCAAGCGCCTGCATACCATATCTCATGACAGGCTGATCCATGAATATGCCTAGCTGATTGATAACCTCATCCTCAATGACATCTGGGGTTATGGCGGACGCGCCTCTTCCCAAATACCCTAGCCCAGATCCAATGAGATCACCAAGATAGGCCATACCCTGACCCCCGGTTTGCAATAGAGCTTCTCCGGGCGTTTGCTGACCAGACAGAGTAGCGCCAACGATCTCACGCATTTTCTGGCCGCGTGGCGTTTCGCTAGTGGCAAGAGTCTCTAACCCTCTTTCCGTAGCTCCGAGGAACGCTCTGCCTGTAGGGCCAATGCGAGGCTGATCAGGAGCATCAGTTATGCCCATCATGCGCTTGACTGCGGCTTGAATAACTTCAGGACTCGTATTTGCAGGAAACCTTAAAATACGGCCATCCGGGAGTTCTGCGAGAATATCTTCTTCCATTTGCTAGTCCGGTATTATATTGCCTTGAGCATCAAATCGTATGACTCGCGGGCCAGCAGTCGGTGGAGTGGGCTGTCCGCTGCCATTTTCTACCTGCAAATCATCCATTGGATAGAAGCCTCCCCTCAAAAAGCCTTCCATATCCTGAATAGCTAGTTGACCAGATTCTCCCATGTCTGCGGCCCTTACTCTTGCTCGCTGAATATCTAGTAAAGAATAATTCAGAACGTCTTCTAACAGCGCCCTGTTTGCTTCTGTAGATTGGTTTTCATTTGCCTCGATACTAGCTAACAGATCACCCTCTCTTGCGGTAAACGCAGCCCCGAATGTAGGCTTCAATTGCTGCAAGACATTCTTTCTTAGAATGTAGGCGAGTCTTCCCTCGTCAGCCGATGTAATGCCTAGCTGTCTTCTCAGTTTAATTCCCAGACTAGCAAAACCGCCCGTTTCAACTGTATCCAGTATTTCTATAGCATCTTTCAGCTTCTGGATATTCATTGCCGCTCTTATGCCGGTATCTAAAACCTCCTGGTTCCTTTCTTCTGTGGCAGTACCTCTGGCTCTTCCAGCAGCAACATCAGACTCGTATACAATTCCTGACTGTATTGCTGCGTCAAGAACGCGCTGCTTTTCAATAGGATCAGTTATCAGATTGCCTGATTTATCATAAACTTCAGGCGGACCGACTCTGGGCTTGGTAACGAATGTTCCATCCTTGTAGTTGATGGTTTTCGCAGCACCCATCCTGCCCTCGAAACCTCTGTAGCTCATGAATTCCTGATAGTCAGGAGTTCCCGGTGTTAATCCAGCAGCTTCTGCCTGCAACTGTAATGACCTAAATGTTGAAGGAACCTCGCCGCCAAACGGCTCTATGAGCCCAATCCTGACAGCCATATCTACCGTGGAGTCAATCTGAGGCATGATTGCTTCAAAGCCTCCGGAATTCAGAGATTCAGCAAGCCTCATAGTTGATGATGTATCGACTCCGAGTTGTCGCTCCAACTGCGCCCGATCACCGAGGATATCCATTGCATCTCTCAGATTTCCCGTCTTAGCCAACTGCTGTATTTTCAGGGCATCCTGAGCGGCAGACTTTGCGAGCGCGTCTTCTAACTGCAGCCCGCCGATAACATTCTGCATTCTCTGAGTCTGCTCAGCCTGCATCTGCTGCCGAAACTGAGGAACCTGACCTGTAGCAGCAGCACCCAAGCCCCGGAGCAACGTGGGAATGTCTGTTCTACGCTGTGTCGGCATCATGCCGCCTAGTAGTGAAGAGTTGTCAGCCATTGTTTTCTTCCTAGAATTGACCCAAGTTGCTTGCTGATATTTGGAATGGGTTGTAAGTCTGATATCCAGTTGGAGATATGCCTGTCATCTGAGTCATTCCTGATATCGGATATGTCTGTCTAGCAGTGCTGGGAGTGCCGAATCCCTGCCCAAACTGGTAACCCAATGCCGCGCCCTGAAAGATCGGCCCTGCAGCGTTTGGAACAGGGAAGAATTGAGCAGCCGGGACACCCGCCAGAGAGCTACCTATGCCCAGGTTGATGTTAGCCTGCATCTGAGCCAGTTCAGTCTGAGCCGCTGCATCGCCTGCCGCTGCTGCCTGCTGTAACTCGTTAATGTAGTTTGTCTGCGCTCCGAGCATATTCGCTGTACCAGCGCCCTGAGCCTGTTGGAGATCGGCAATTTGTGATGCTGCTGTTCCGAATTGACCGGCAAGCAGTTCACCTGCGCGAGTTCTCATCCCGGCGATATTGGTTCCCATCCCCGCTGACAGGTCCGCTGCGCGAGTTCCTAATCCAAGCGTAATGTTTGACAGGCCCGCTCCGAGAGCTTGCTGTAGGTCAGCCTCACGGACGCCCAACTGCTGAGCAAGGTCAGCCAACTGCGCACCCTGCTGAGTGTAAGCCTGCAGTCCTGAAGTGCCACCTAGCACCCCGAGATTCGCCAATTGCTGAGCGCCGCCCGTAGCAATGTTAGCCGCGCTACCAGTAGCACCGAGACCTTGAGAAGACAGCGCCTGAAGGTTGGCTATCTGATTCTGTAAATCCTGAGAAGCCAATCCGGTTCCGTACCGGGCAAGCTCCTGCATGACCCTACCGCCGCCCAGACCGCCTCTAGCAGCCGCTGTGCGAAGAGCCGCCCGCTCACCCTGCTCTCGCAGGAATTGCATCTGTGGGCTTTCTTGATAAGCCTGCTGGAATGCCTCCTGGCCTAACGCGCCAGATAGGGCCAATTGCTGCTGCAACGCATCCCGGCCAGCCCGAGTGTATGGATCAAACATACCCTCGGCTCTGCGAAAACCTTTCCGTATATCAGAGCGAGCCCCTCCGAGACCTTCTGTAAGGGCTTCTAAGCCCCTCTGAGTGCCGGTCTCAATATCACCCCTTGCTATTCTGGTTCCTCCAGCAAGAGCTTGTGAGGCTGCTGTAGTGCCTCTCTCTAGGTCTTCCCTAGAAATATTGAAAGTTGTAAGCAGGTCTTGCCTTGCCTTTTCCTCTGCGTCACGGATCGCCTGCTCTGCTGCGGCCAATCCAACCGGTAGAGTGGGACCGGCGGGAGCGCCAGTTACTACATCCCTTGTGGATGCAGTTGGAGTTGGCTCGTCTGGAATGATGTTCTCTCTGACCTGCGGAGTAGGCTCAGGGATTACGCGAGTGGTTTCAGTTGTTGCTGGGGTTGTATCAATCACCTCGGCCAAAGGAGCCTGTGGAGGCGCGATGGGCTCGGCATTGATCTGCTTCTCAATCACCTGCTCGATCGGAGGCGCAACTGCGAAGGCTTCATCGTAAGCCTGCTGAGCTACGGCAGGGTCAATCCCTAGCTCGTTCGCAATGTAACGGAGATCAGCGCCGACATCATCAATCAGACGGGCTATCTCTGGAATCGTTGCGTTTGGAGTGGAGCGGATGAAGTCGAGAACGACAAACTCGGCCTCCCTTACGCCCTCTGTATCCTCTAGCTTTCCTCGGTTCAAGCTCATGACATTCTTCCCTGGTATCGAAGAACAGCCTGCTGCATCCGATCAACCGGAGCAGATGCCTGCATATTTGCCTGACCACCGGGGACAGGGGTGAATTCCATTGGAGCCGGGTTCATCAAGGGCTCTAGCTGACTGTAATCAAGTGGCACTCGCTGAGCCTGCGGCATATACCCCAGGGAGCCAGTTCCAAGTATTGCAGACTGCATGAAGGGTTGAGCTTCAGCAATACGCTGCTGAGCCATGTAGTTACCTTCCCGGAATTGCTCAAGCGAAGGTCTGAACATCTGACCCGCCAGAGCCATAGCTCGATTGGCGCTCTGTTGCCGGATGTCCTGAGACCTCTGGTAAGCGGATGGGAGCGGCTGCAGGGCTCTCTGACCGAAGTTCTGGATAGCCTGCATGGCCTCCCGGCGCATACGCTCCGAAGACTCTGTTTGACCTTCAGCAGCCTTTCTGGCCTGCCTAGCCCCATACGCTCCCGCTGCCGCGCCCGCAAGACTTCCTGCTATCGCTAATAATGGTACTGGCATATATGCTCTCCTAAACCGCTATCCAGCCACGGGTACGGTCACCGCCGATCTCGGGCTGCATCTTTCTGTATTGGATTGATCCCGCACCTCCAGTGGTGTCGAGATATAAACTAAACTGTACCGCCTCAACTACACCCTCCGGGCTTCCTGCACCCGTTATCGGTATAGACAGGGCTGCTTCCTGCGTAAACTGCCTGAAGGGCTGCTCCATCGTCCCGTTAGCATCAACAATAGGCTGAGCCGCGTTCAGCTTGTAGCTCATTGCGTCACCACTATATCTGCGGTCATCTGAATGAACACCGGCTTGACGGGCTCGCTCATGCTAAACCTGAAAAGCTCAAACCTCGATGCCCTGCCATTGCGATTCCATATCACCCGGCGGTTGTACTCTCCGGTCTTGCCAATACTGCGGTATCTGGCATCAGACCATAGTTTACCATCTGTCGAGCGTTCCAAGCCTACTTTTGGGTCCATCGCGTCAGAATTACCCACACCGCTCTCAACGGTGAGCTCCAGCTCTGGCAGCACGAAAGACTCCATATTGTTCTGAAAGGGCTGAGTCACAATACTCCTGCGGATCTCAGTGCCATACTCCGTGTAGACCTCCTGAGACAGCCTGCCGATCCTGCCATCCACCAGATCACCCGCCCACAACTGATTGTAGGCCCGGACCAGTGCATTCACCCTGTAAGCGCCCAGAGAGCCGTCAACGTATGACTTCCGCTCATGCCACCGCTTGGAAATGGTGTCATAGACCAGTGTAGTACCCGGAAGAGCAAATCCCACAAAGTAGGCTCCCTTCTCGGCATATGCCCAGGAGTAGATGTCCGCTACCTGACTCTCCGTCAGAGCACTGAGCTCCTTGTCGATCGCAGTGGTAGATATCTTCGCTACACTGTTACCGCTCAGAGCCCAGATTGCTGGGGACTCGTTAGCACCCGCGCCGACAAACACGAAGGTATCCTGTATGGACTGAATACTGAACGGGCTCGATATACCCTTGCTCAGAAACAACCCTGTACGCTGGAACGGGAAGTCAGCGCCGCCGATGTTCTGGAAAGCCTCAATCGTTTGAGACCCCCCGATGAACAACTGATTCTTGAATACAATCGGAGCAACAATCTCATCCGGGTCAGACTCTGCTGTACCGAAGTCTAGCGCGTTATAGGACAGACCATCATTCAACGCACTGACGATAAACTTCTTGGAATCCGTGGTCAGGCAGAAGTAGCCATCAATAAACACTACCTGCTGCGGGTTACCGTTAGCCGTAAAGTCCGCGTCCGTAATCTGCGCGAACGTATCAGTTGAGTGGTTGTAGATATAACCATTGCCACCCGGAACCAGGACCAACAGCTGAGTACCATTGTCAGCCATCGATACCCTGCCGGTCCCCGCGATCACATCAATCTGGGTCAGAGTGTAATCTGAAGCCATGCTGTAGAGATGACCGCCTATGACAAAGTAGGGGACTCCGTTCATCTCATGAGCCCCGCGGCAAGTGTCTATATCACTTGCACTAGCAACCTGCACCAGCCCCGGAGTGCCAAACAGGGTCTCCTGATTCAACGCAGGAGCCTGGGCTATGTTCGGGTATAGGTTGATACATTCCTGCGCTGAGATAGGCAGAGAATCGCTCTGATAGTACCCGTTGGCTATTGGCAGCGTAACTTTAGGCATTAACTTGAGATACCGAATACCGAATCAATTACTGTCAGATTATCCGTGCTGGTCTCGTTCGAGACATACAATTCAACGTAATCATTCTCAGCAAGAGACACATTGAAAAACGTGGAACAGTTTGCAGACTGAGCCGCATCAACCTTCCTGACAATCTTAGAGCCAGCCTCTACAGTGCCATTTTTCGCAATATAGATCGCCAGGTCTTGGTTGTTTGCTGTATCGGGAGAGAACGTCACAGTGGCCTTCACTGCGAATACCGAAGTGGCTGTGCCGTTGTAGACAATCTTGCCAGTGGTGTCCCCGGTGAAGTTGGATTGAATCCCAACAGTAAACGTACCGTTAGCCTTAACCGCAGTCCCGGCTGTGGCAATCGTGGTTGAAGTCGAGTTACCTTGAATGTGGACCTGCGCGTAGGGAGCCGCAGTTCGAGCGATAGTCACATAGTTGCTAGTAGGCGTTACCGTGATTCCAGTACCAGCAACCAGACTCGCTATATCAGGAGTGTCATCCGTTACGTTAAGTAACAGTGGAGCGCCAGTGGAGTCGGCAGAGAAGTTGTGCTTGATCTCTACACCGTTCTGGGCAGATATGTTAGCCAGTATGCCCGCACCGCTCTCGATGTTTCTGATTTTGTTTACGGTCCCATCAATATCCAGAACCGCGATCCCAGTAGGATCACCAGCCTGAACGATCGTCCCGGTGACACCCAATCCTGCAAGGAAGTCACTATATGCGATCTTGTAGTTCGTGCCGTTGACAAAGTAGTCAACGTAAGCGCCAGCCTCTACCGAAGTCTTCGCTACAAAGTCAGACTTCTTCCTGCCCTGTGATCTATCCATTTGTGTTTAGCTCCAAACCGATCGAGCCAGTGGACTCCGCCAGGATATCCTCTTCTGACTCTGGATAAAAATGTCCGGGGAAGCCGAAGAGCGTATCTTCGTTGCCTGAGCCAATCGGCAGGGTTGCGGGCATCTTGGTCTCGCCCATGCTCTGACCGAGCAGCCTCATGGTATTGAAGCCATCACGCGCAGCCTTCACCAGACCCTGCGAGATCACCCCGTTGTAATCTGGAGCCACCTCTATCGCCATGTTAGCGATCAAGCCCCTGAGAGCCCCTGTGGGGATCGTTACGGTATCACCTAGGTCAGAGACCTCTGTATATCCTAACTGGATACCCTGAGCGTCTAGCTCGCTCATATAGTTGTTCATCGCAAAGATGAAGTCACTATATTCATCAGGCTGCAGTGGAGACTCGCTAGCCTGTACCAATATCCGTTGTAGGGCTGCCTTAGCAACCTGCGCGACTGTAGCCATTACTCGTACTTAGCTCCCTTTGACGCTTTCTTTTTGCTCTTTGACTTTTCCAGAGCTTCGGCAGTTGGCGCGCCCTTTGAGCCGGGCTCTCTCATGCGCTCAACCTTCTTGCCTGCCTTCTTCTGCCGTTCAATCCTTTTACGCTTCGCGTGGATGTTATCCCACAATCCTTTTTTCTTGCCTGCCTTACTCATATTTAGCCTTCATCGACTTAGCGCCCTTACACTTCCAGCGCTTGCGACTGAGATTATTGGGAGTATTGGGATCGTTCTGCTTCTCCTTCGGGAGCCGCTTCTTGATACCAAGAGACCGAGCACAGTAAGAGTCACCCTTAGCTGTACCCGGCCTAACACGCGGACCACCGCCTTTGGCTTTCCCGGCCTGCCCGTAGGAGACCTTCTTGCCGCTGGCGGTGACCTTTACTTTTGCTTTGCCTTTTCTTGGTTTAGCCATAAAAAAGTAGGGGACCGAAGTCCCCTATAAACTCAAAGGAGAGTTACACACCAAAGCCTTGTCCAGCCATAAACGGATTGAATGTTGCGTATGCAGGCAACAAGTCAAAACGAATCTTCTGGGTGTTAGCGTCACCATCTGCGTACTTACTTACACGGATGCTCATACCGTCTTCGGTAGTTGCAATAGTGTCAGTAGAGTACAGCTTAGGCAGCTTCACAGTACCCATGCCGAATGCCTGCTTAGTGAAGAACAGGTTTGGCTGGTACAGAGTGTTAGAAGCGCTCAGGATGGTTACCACAGCACCGTTAGCTGGTGCAGCGTCAACAGTGTTGTACTGTCCGTTGGCCTCGTAGATAGCAGGACCGGCAACAACCAGGTTACCAGTACCAGTGCCGCTAAGAGTAACGTCAGCAGTAACAACGCCTGTCCAGGCTACGTTAGCGCCAGATGCGTCAATCATCGCAGTGCGAGTGTCTAGGTTCAGACGGTTCACATCAGCAATGGTGACCATATCGCCAGCCTTAACAACCATGTTCGCAGTAAATCCAGCAACAGCCAGAGTCTGAGTCATAGTGTCTTTTGCTGTGACGTAAGTCGCATCAGGAGCAGCAGACAGAGTACCTGCGCGGTCCGCGCCAGTGCCAGAAGTAAAGCTAGACAGAGCGTTAGAAGTCAGAGCTCGCATACCGCCGAAGTTCTGAGAGATTTGTGCATTCTCCCAAGCGGTACGGACCAACTGATCTGAAGCATTCAGGCCATTCTGTACGTTAGCAAGTGCGCTAGTGGTGAAAGGGTTCATCAGGTAGTAACGCTCTGCGGCTGCAGGTACGCCGATGGAATCCATCAGTGCGCCAGCGCCTGCGACATCACCCCATGCGTCAACGGCAGTGCCGTGAGAACCATACTTCAGAGAAGAGTTCTTGAGCATATAGCTGGCAAGATCAATCTCCAGGTCAGTCACGATGCGTCGAGCCATAGGAGCAAGGATCTGCTCCAACTGATCAAGCTCAAGAGCTTCTTCCACGTTGCCCCACTCGGTAGCTACGGTGAAGTAGTTCTGAACAGTACCAGTTGCTTTACCAGCAATGATGTCTGACTTGGTGGACGATGAAATATCACCGCCAGAAGTACGGATGGAGTTGTAGTCGTGCGGACGCTTGAAGTCTACAGTGCTACCACTTGAAGGGTTGAATTTGCCACTCAGGAGTTGAGTGTCAACGGTCTTTGTTACAACCCGGCTGGACTCGAATGCCTCTAAAAAGACACGAGCCACCTTCCGGGTGACGTTGCTGTTAAGATTATTAGCCACTTTCGGATCACCTCATTCATTCGAAAATCGCCCCCTTCGGTCCTCGCGCTTTAGGCGCTACGCCAGCCTTTGCTGGCTGCTCAACCGGATCAGGAGCGGCATTTACTTTAGGTTTCAATGCAGCAGCCTTATCCCGTACATGAGTTGCGATCCTTACCGCAGCCTGTGCCGGACTCATAGCCCGGATAGCGTCTAGCTCGGTAACATTCTGACTGAGATACTTCGTGATAGCCGGTCCCAGATCGTCATCCAAAATATAGTTGACTACATCATCCGAGATGCCAAACGAAGCGACAGCATTACCTGCTGCCTGTAATTCCTCGTTAGAAATGCCGAGTTGGACCGCTCGCTGCGAGTAGGTAGCTACCTTCTCGTTCAAAGCCTCCTGCTCTCGCATTAGCCGTTCCTGCTGCAGACGCTGTGCTTCCTGCTGTTGGAAGCGCTGTTGTGCGTCAAACGCAGCCTGTCTGGCTATGGCCTCATCGCGCATCCGAAGCTGTTGCTGATACTCCTGATCACTCAGGGCATAAGGGTCCGGCTCCTTCGGCACTGACGGCCTTTCCTGCCTCGGAATCTGCTGCTCCAGGCTCTGCAGGCGCTGTTTTAGCTCCTCGGCTTCTCGCTCCTTTTCCCTGAGCTTGTAAACCTTGTCAGCTATCGCCTTGTCAAAGACCTGTTGCTGCTGTTCATCGAAAACAGGCTTGGTTTGTTTCTCCTGAACCTCTTCAGTATCCGGGGATGAGTCGGAGTCAGTTTCCTGACCTTCAGTTTCTACCTCTTCAAGCTCATAAGCCTCATCGAGCGTATCTTCTGGTTCCATCTTACCTTCCGTAAATGCCGTCAAATAAACGGTGACGTTCCGTGCCTCCAAGAAAGCGTGGAGTTCGCTATGGCGTAACTATACCACATATTGTGGTTTTACAACCGTTTTTGGGCGGGAGCGGCTACCTATGGCGCGGTTCCAATATGGATTTTCACCGGGGGACTTGCACCCCTATTGCACTCCCATAAACCTTGTTATACTGACTACATGGAAATCAAAACAAACAGTTCTCTCAGCCTGGATTGGTACGAAGCAGTTGGCAGCGATTGGCAAAACTTTGAAAGCACCAACCAACTAAACCAATTTATGATGGATGACGGCGTTTCTGCAGATGACCGACTCATAATCTGTAAGCATTATGAAGAGTTACGGTCTGATCAGCCCTCTTCTAATTAAATCATCCACCATTTCCTGCGTAATGATTCCGTGGCCTCCGGAAAGGAAGGCTTTCATCGTCGGGCTAGAAAGTGAACCCCCTATCGGGAAGTCTCTGCCAGCATCTAATTGCTTCTGCCTAAAATTGTAAAATCCTTTATCTTGCGTTCCAGCTAAAGGATTAAACTCGAATATATTGACCTTTTCAGTATCTCTCAACGCACCTAATGGTCTACCCATCAGCGCTGCTTCATACGAAGGATGGTCTGAATCTAAAAATCTTCTGTCAGCAACGGCTTGCGGGTCAAGCTCATAGATCATGTCTATATCACCGAATACCGGCTCAAATTGAGTTGGATCAGTAACGATCGCTCTGGCTTGCGACCTGCTTAATGATCCAGCGTCTCTAAACTCATCTAACGCCTTTGTAACCGCCTTCCTATCTCCTCCAAGCTCTTTAAGATACTCAGGAGTAGCGTTATCAATACCAACCCAATCAGGAATTGGCCTCATCTCATCTTCTTTGGTTCCTTTACCTTCTCGGATGCGCCTATCTAACGCAATTTTATCTGACCTGCTCATAACTTGCTGAGCATACGGAACCATTATGTCCGTACTCATTGTGGCGAAATCTGGGCTTGCTGGCCTCATTCCAAAAGGAATAAACGCTACTGGTCTTCCTCCGAGAGCTTGAGCCGCCTCTGCTCGGTTTAGCTGCCCCATTACGGCTCCGGGCGCTGAAGCAAATGCAATGCCTCTTTCTAAATTCTGCGGCTGCAACCCGAAATACTTGCCACCCCTCATGACTGCGTTCAACGGGACACCATTGACTGAAGTGACAGTTTCAAGCCCGCTGCGTGATGTATCAGACATTCCCGTGATAAATGGTCTGTCTATCAAATCTTCCGCACCTATAATTGGTGCAGAGCTGACCAAAGGGTCAGTCATTTCGACAACCATTTCGTTCACAGAACGTGGATCGCCAACCCTCATTAGAAGCTCGGTATCTCTGTTGACCTCTGGGATAGGTCCACCAAATTGACGCTCAAGCTCATTACGCAAGGAAGACGCTATAGCTATTCCAGTGCCAGTGTTGCCGCCACCTGAGTACAGGATGTTCGCGCTCTCACCGGGCTTAAACTCTGCGTTTACTGACCTGATGTTTTTGGGATCAAATACAGCTATCGTTGACATTGGCTCATCGTAATATTCAGCCAAACGCATTGAGTCAAATCCTCTTTCCCTCAAGAAGTCCACTACCTCTGGATTTTCATAAAGGATGTAGTTGCCTGACTGATACGCCTGTCTGTTTGTCATCCCGGAATTCAAGGTATTACTCTCAGGATCAACCCCTTTGAACCTCATTAGGGCATCAAGTACGTCCGTATCTTTTGAAGGATCGAATGTATTTTGCACGTTTGTCCTAACAGGATAGATAGACTGATTTGTTGACCTATAGATACGCGACAGGTCACCGTCTTCTAATCTGTATTCTTCAAGAGCTTCTTTGGGCCAGTTATCGGTATTGTCTCCATACCTTGATGAATACTTATCGAATACTCTTTGCCTGTCTGCTCTGAACATTTTCAGCAGGTCTTCATTTTCATATAGGTCTGATCTTGAGCCGCCTTTCCCTAACCAATTATTAGCAAATTCTCTGTCAGTAGTGAGAAAAGTCAGACCATCGCTATACTTCGGCCTAAACTCATCAATTGGGTTTTCCGGCGCAGTTGCGTGATACAGAGTTTCACCGAATCCCTGTTCATCAGCCCTTCTCAGCCTTGCTGCGTTCGCAATGGATGAACCTGCAGCAACTGCAGTTCCCGTATTGCCTCCGCCGCTAAAAAAAACCGGGTTACCGCTTTTGTCGAGTCTAGGCTGACCTCTGTCCATCACCATATTTCTGGGATCATTCGGCGCTATGTAGGTAGGTCTCTTCGCCAACACAACCGGGCCAACCTGCAATATTTGCTCACTATCACCAACAAGCTCAAAGGTTGCTTTGTTGTAGAATCCGCTACCTCTGATTGGATTCATACCAACCTCAACCCAATCTGCAGCGTCAGGAGCCGTACCGTCCAGGATGCTTCTTACCTGCTCAACAACCAATCTTGGATCACGGTTTTCCCAAGTGCCGTCTATTCTTCCGATTGGTGTTTTGCTCTTACCCATTGCAATCTCAAGAGCTTGCTTGGGGTTTGATGAAAAGGTCACGTTATTGAGTACGGTTGTCGGACCATACCCCAGGACAGTCCCGGATGACTTGCCACCCTCGTGGATTGTGTTTACCCAAGTGCCTTGATTTTCATAGGCGTTGATATCAAGCCTTGACGATGCAGGAGTGCCGTCCGGGATATCTATATTGAGACCGATTATGCCCGCTGTGTTTTGCGGGTTCTTGTCCAGGCTCAGTGCAATTTGCTCTAAGGTAGGCACTTCCATCAGCTGACCTAGAGGCTCTGGAGGCAACACTTCTTGCACTAGAGCTCGGTACTCTTCAAAGGTCATTTCTCCATCTGCGACCTTTTGTGCGGCTTCTCTTAGCTCTTCTGGTCTTTCTTGCTTGAATCCACTCCTAGTCTTCTGCCAAGCCTGTCTGCCTTCTTCAGTAATGTTTAACCTGTTTCTGGCTTCTTCCAAGTTTCCGCCGAATTGCTCAAACGCCCTGACTCTTGGAGCCCGCATACCAGAAGCCAAAACAGCGCCACCACCTGTTGCCGGGTTACCACCAACCATTACCTCAAGAGGATTGCTTTCTACTACCCTGTTTGTTTCTGGGTCATAATATTCACCGCCAGAAGCAAACGCCCTTGCTTGCTCAGCAATATACTCACCAGTTCCGAACAGCATATCTCTTAAAGCACTGTTCATTGCGCTAGTTGCTTCGTACTTCTCTGTAGGCCCACGAAACCCAAGCAATGACGGAGCCTCGTACAGAACATCCCCTAACGCGGAAAGCCCTCTACGGACCGGAGAATAGCTAGGATCGTACTCTACGGGACCATACTCAGCAGGGATAGTTTCCAGGAGATATTCGGGATTGCCAAATTGATCTACGCCAGACAAGCCCACAACCTGCGTTGACTCTGGGCGAATAATCTCCCGGCGCTCACCCGTAAAGTATCCAGATATTGGACCTACCCCGCCGTACATATACTGGCGGTTATTGATCTCTTCCTGCGCGAGCTCTTGGTCTGTCTTAGCCATAGTTACCGCCTGAATGGATAGAGCGTATCCGTAGGTAGGTCTTCACGGTTACGCAGAAGGTCTAGTCCCGGTCTGATAGGCAAGCCCTGGAGCATCCTGCCGCGAGTACCCTCGTTGTTTATGTTCGCTATGCTGTTGACGATCGCATCCTTAGCTTGCTGCAGGGTTGCGCCCTGTCGAGCTAGGTTGATGCCAAATTTGTTGTTGAAGTAATCGAGCCCCTCGGTTCTGGGATCACCACCACGCCGCTTGACCTGCATACCCTGAATCATTTCCTTAGCCTGAGCGCCCGCCCCTGCCAGTGGGTTCTGCCCTGCGTAGTAGCTGAACAGGGCATGATTCACGGCATTGAATACCTCTTCATCTGCCTGTCCCCCGGTGATGGGGTTGA